GAGAAGTTTCTTTGAAAGAAGATGTTCCTCTTTCTCAAACTCCTACAAAAACTCCCCGTACCACAAAACGCAAACAGATAAGAAACGATAGTGCTAAACAGAAATGGACACGTCTAATCCAGTTGTATCTAGTGATCGTAGGTCGTTGCGTGAAGCCAAAGAATTGGCTGTGGTTAAAAAGAGACAAGACCTTGAGTATATTATGAATGTTGCTCAAACGTCGACTCGTGTGATATTGCCTGTGGGAGAGAGAGCTCTCCCTGAGGCCGAGGTGAAGTCAATTATTCTCAACCTGAAGGATAAGGAGCCCACTGTGAGGACCGACTCAGAGGATATGTTGGATGAGACAGTCTTTCAGTTAGTGGCACCTTCAATGCCTGTGTGTGGACTTCTCTCTCAAGATGGTGTGCCGTTGCACCCTCCTCCTATTCATAATGCGAAGGGGAGAGTTACAACGAATCGCCGTTTTGGGGGAGGAGCGTATAAGCCCTTGGGTATTAGACCTATGGTGGAGATTTTGGGAGTGAGAACACAAGAGATCACAAAAGTGTACACTCACGGAACATGGCAAGGCTTCTCGAATCGTTTGGCTAAACAAATGGGTCGAAAGTGTGTGTCAATGGGCATGACTATAAGGAATAGCATGCCTGGAGTTCAGATGGATAAAAATACTCCTCGGCGAATCTTCTTTGATATATTGAATAAGAAGATGCCAGCTAGAAAGCCTAGTGGTTGGCCAAGCCTTAGTGACCCTCTTGATACAATTCTTGACAATATTAAAATAACTCTAGATGCATCAGCGGGTCCACCTTATTGGAGAAATAAGGTTGAGTGCATGGATCAGATTCTTTCTGAAGGAATACCACTGCTGGTGAAAGCCTTAAAAGAGAACCGTTTGGAGCAGTTTATGCGAGAAGAACCTGAGTTCTTTTTGTGTGAGGTTAAAAATAAGTTGGACAGGTATGGTGTAGATGAACTGGATGTAAAATGCCGGCCCTACATATGTTATCCTGCCCACTGTGCCCTCCTGTTCTCTGTGCTGTGTCAAAGGTTTCAGGAGAAACTGGAGATCTTTACACAGAACTTTGAGTCATCCAATGCATATGGTTTTTCCAGTGCTAACGGAGGTCTTAAGAAATTAGTTGAGTGGATGATTTCCACTCCTAGAGGAACCTCACGGTACATATGTTATGGGGATGACACTAGAATTGTGGTTGCAGATAGAAATGGTGATCGCTTTATGGTGAACCCAGATTTCCAGCAAATGGATGGGTCTGTAGACGCCCAGACAATTGCATGGACTATAGACTTTATAATTAAAAAGCTGGAAGAAGAAGATGGAGAGGAAAACTGCTTTTGGAGAGCAGTTGCCAAATTGTGGAAATTGATGGCTACTAATCCCCAATTTGTGGTTAATGGGACAAGGGTCTGGAAGAAAAAGAGCTCTGATGGACTGATGACAGGAGTGCCAGGAACAACACTGTTTGATACAGTGAAGGCAATTGTGTCTTGGAACTTCTGTCTGGAAGCCAGTGCTCGTGGTGAAGTGAATCTATTAAATAGCCAAGATGTTACTCAGTGGATGAGGGACCAATGTGGATTGGTTATTAAACCGGGAACGTATAACCCAGAGAAACTTCCTGGAGAGATTCCCAATAGGGGAGAGCTTTGTGGAAAAGGAAAATTTCTTGGAATGCAGATAATGGTGGAAGAGTTTGAGGGAGAGACGGTGTTTGTACCTACTCTCCCAGAGGAGGAGATGATAGAGATGTTGGTGGTGCAGAAGGATGATCCGTACCAGAAAACGAGATCTCTAACAGCAAATCAAAGACTACTCTTCGATAGGATGAGAGGTCTGATGATCACGTTTGGTTTTACCAACCCTCTGGTAGTGTCTACAATTCATAATATTGTAAACACGATACCCCCAACAGCTGTCCTTATGGAGACTCAGATTAAAGGTGGATCCTCACCCGAGCATATAACATTGCAGGATTTTGGGTATCCGGACAGTGATGGGTTTCCATCAGTTGAGTTTTGCAAGGCTGTGTATGCAGGATGTTTGGAGAGAGACCGTTATTGGACTCCTCTATTCCCTGGTTTGGCAGAAGTGTTCAAGGAGCTAAGGGAAAATGGACGCCATTATTTGCGATCTGTACGTCTCGTAACCCGAGAGGGTGTTGAACAGACTGTAGTTAGAGAAGACAAAATAATGGAGACAAATGTACTCCCAGTTGCTCTGGAGGAACCAAGAGTTCCAACAAATCTCCCAGATTTTAATGAAAGATCCCATATTGTGGACTTGCGTGGTGCAACTCAAAAGTTTCTCCCTGACTTGGGTCAGTCTATCCGTCGTTTGCTTGACGAGTACGGAGGCTCGATGTATGTGGGGGAAGCAAGAATGAGGTTTGGATGTTCATCCAATGCATTGATGAGAGCAGCTTCTAAATATGGTTTCTGGATAGATTCACTATATGATGATGGGATTATATCTAAATTTCCCATACAAACCCCAATCCCAACAATTCAAGATCACATTAGAATAAATATGGAGGAGAATAAATCAGTTGTTGATAAAGGAACAGAGCAACGGCTGAAAGCGATTGAACAGCTTGATGTGAGTGATAGAGTGGTTCCAGCTGTAGCTGTATTGACTAATCCTGAGGAGATGTATTTAGATGCAGGATTTATGGCAGGTCTAAATAGAGCAGCCATATCCTGGCGGGGAGATACTGATCCTCTACAAGTTTTAGGCCAGTTTTTGGCTAGACAACCATCACATTTTCAGGTCAAGTGGAGTTCTAAAGTGGTTACCCAGACCCCTGATAGGATTCAGGCGCAATTAAAGGTTATTTCCCAGACCTTCGATGGATCCAGACTTGTAGGCTCAGTTATTGGACCTAATTTCAGGATGGCGAAGGTGTATCTGGTAATTCATATTATGAATGTGTTTGACTCAATGTTAGTACAGAAAGGAGAGAGTGAGATATTTCGCGATTATCTGGATCAGCGAAAGTCCATCTTCTCCCCTAGAAAGCCTCTTCCTCCTCTTAATCCAGGACTAGAGCCCTGGAACTGGGTGGAAGAGATTGAAAATACAATTCCTCCTCAATGGGAGGTGTTGCAGCAGACTCGAGAGGACCCTGTATTGCGTGAAATCGTTGATTTTGTAAACCAGAGATTTGCCTTTGCTACAGAGTCTCAGAAAGTGTTTTTGTACAATAGAACGAATGAGTTAACCTTGGTAGGATTTACCAAAAAACCACTTATGATTCAGATGCTTGTAAAAGAACTATATGCCCTCCTTAAAGAATTTAAGAAACGTGATGCAACTGAACTCCGACGAATGTATGAACAGACTGGGGATAGTTCAGTATCAGATCAAACTATATACCCACCTCCAGCAGCGTTTGCGGATGCAGAGGAAGAAGTACCTGTGTCCCAGCAGCAGGTGTCCCAGGTCGTTGAAGTGTATCGAGATGCTCAATCAGCAATTGGAGATAAACTTCGACCAGAGACATTGGTTGTGGATAGAGAGACTTCTTCTTCTGCGGCGGCTAGCAGAGCTGTCGGTGAAGATGTAAATAAAAAGTCTCAAAGAAATAGACGTACTCATGAAAGAGAAAAGAGGCAGTTGCGAGAAGCAAGACAGCTGCGTTCTCAGAGAGTGAGAGATACAGAACAAATTGTCCGAAATGAGCCCTCCACTGGGAGAGCAAATAGATCTCGGAAAAATATGACCCAGGAGATGCGAACAAAGCTCAACCGCAAAGTCTTAGAGAGACGAAAGCGGCAGAGAAAGGAGCTCACTGAGTCGAAATCCTCATAAGAAAACCCCAGTTTTTGTGTGAAAGTGTGAATGAATGAGACAATGGCAGGTGTTAATAGAGATAAGAACAGCAATAGCAGTAGCAAAGGGAATGGAGTTAAGAAGCCTCTAACTCCCCAACAGGTGGCTAATCGCAAGGCTAAGAATGCGCGCCGTAGAGAACGCAGAAAGAACAAACTTGCTGAAAGCCAGGTAATGGGTTTGACCCCTATGATGTTTAGGGGAGGTGAAGCTGGATTGAATCCAGCTGACCCTAGGAGTGAAACATCTGTTCTTCAGATGGGTTCAACCCCTTCAGGTAGAACAGCTGCTTTGAAAGTACTCCACCCTAATATGGAAGCATGTCAGATGGTTGTGAAGTTCCCTGATGGTGCTGTATCAACATCTGTATCTATGGAGAGAAGAGATGAGTTTGAAATACCTCCATTCCCACCTACTGTATCTACTGATAAGTGGGACTGCATAGTGATGCATCTTCCCTTTTTGGTGGGAAGACAAGGAGTTATAAAATGGAACTCAACCTTAACTACTCCCTCAGAAGCCACTCTTCAGAGGGTAGTTCAGGTTTTGTTGGAGAATATTGGAAGCCCAGACCGACAGTATCCTTTGTGGTATGCTTACACAGCGGATGGAATTCCATTTCTTATATCTATCCTTTCCTCCAGTGTGCTGACTAGTGGAGTAGCCTATTCAGGTGTGTCGGGACTTTCGCTTTATGCCAAGTCCATCAGGCGCACATGTTTGGGAGTTACTACAGACCTTGATGCTTCTGATCTGTATAACAATGGTAGAGTTGTTTCAGGACAATGGACACCAGATGTTACAACTGCCCGCCATGATACCACAGATATTGTAACAGGATTTGTAATGCACACGTTTGACATTTACCAGATGCAAGTGCCTGCTGTCACAACTAGTTCTATAGTCTCTTCAGACGAGTTTTCTAGACAAGCAGAGGCTAAGACAGGATCATATATGCCTTTAAGAACTTGTTCTTCTACAATAAATATGACTCCTGTTCAACAATGGAGAAATTTGGCAATAGAACTTCCAGGTGTTGATGCTGATACGATAACATCCTCAAACTGCAATGACTTGTTCCTACAAGGATGGTCTATTGGTGTTGAGTATTGGTCAGGTCTTAGTAACCAGGCTAATCTTAGGATGAAGGTGAGGGAAGATCTGGAAATTGTTCCATCTCCAGATTCCCCCTACTCTCCTTTTGCCACCCCAGCCTATCCTGATGATGTGAGAGCAAGAGCAGTTATTCAGGAATTTTCTCGTAAGCAACCCCACGCATACCCTGCATCCTACAATGAGAATAATATTCTCCTTAAAAAGTTGATCAGTGCCGTTGGGGAGGTTGTTGAGGATTTAGGGTTGCCTATATTGTCTCCTCTGGTCAAAGGTGTTAGGAACTTCCTTGACTCTAAGCTGTGGAGTCACATCTCTAATTTATTTTAGAGAAGTTTTGAGTGATAGTGTGTGTTTAGCCTAGATTGGTTTCTCTCTGCATGAGAGTTGCAGTTCGATTCTGCTTCTGGGCACCAAAAGGTGTTAGGAAC